CTGGAAATGGTGTACCTGCTACGCACTACGACCGACCGATCGTCTATATCCCAAGGTTTGTGCGAACTGCACATCCAATGGGTCAGACTACGGAATGACGGACTCTCCTCCCGTTTTAAGGTATCAAGATACCAAAGGAAGAGAGAACGGCTATCGACATTTTCACGGCTAGGGGATACAGGAATGTATCTCTTCGTCATGCTCATGCCGAATTTCGATCGCAGTAACCTTCTCGCCTTGGGATGTGAGGGACAAACCCACACACCCGAGGTCGTAGCGTCACAATGCGGAGTAAAGGGTAACTTCTCACTTCTAACGAAGTTTTGAAGATATTCCCAGAGCTCCTCTCCAGGGTAGGTTATAGCAATTAAGCTATTGACCAGATGACACAGAACAGCTTTACGCTGGTCTATTTCACGCACGAAAACGGGCGTGACGTCAACACCTTGGAACCAATTTGCGCCGCACGATTCCCGAAAGGGACCCGTGGTGTGCGTTTTATCGGTATTGAAGACGAAACCTAAGAAGGTGCAGAGCTTGCGGAAGGAACCTACGAGTTCACTCTCTATGACGATATCATCGCCGTAGACTGCGTACTTTTTGGAGCCAACCGCACGGGCTGCTGTAGCGAATACAAGAGTCTCGATGCCAAATGTGCAACCGTTCCCCATACTGGAGAACTTAGCATACTCGGTTTCGATAGCACCCCGAGATCTCGAAGATCTCACAGCATTCAAGTACCGGAACCATGGCAGAGGAAAAAGCCAGGCTACGGTATTGAAAGCGAGGGTGTCAGAGGCCATCGACAGGTCTATAGTGGCAAAATCACCACTAATGGACCCGACTCTGGCTAACTCTTGATTCAAGAACTGGGACTGAAGATTAACTTTAATCTTCCGAAGCCGACGCTTTACGTACTTATCAAAGGCTAACTGAAGGAATACATTCCCCTCAGGCTCGCAAGCGATAGTACGGTCGGTCTTCCAGTTCTTAGGTACAAACTCCAAACGATTCGCGTAAGTGGACCTCACTCGAACACTACCATAGCCAAAATATCGGCTAAGGGCGTCAAGATAGGGCTCACTTCCGGGGGAAGCATACGGCTTCTTAGAAACTCTAAGATGCGGTAGCGACCTCCGGCGCGATCGTTGCGAAGTGGCGCCTGAAGTGACTCTCACTAAGCTTGGTAATTGATCCAAGAACGTCACGTGGTCACCTAATGTTCGATCGATATCTTTCTCCATTCTCGACAACCACTGACCCATATCGGGATCTAAACGATCGCGATGGGTATAGTAATGGTCGAGTCTTCGATTAGTGATCCTACAAAGCAGCTCGCCTCGGTTAAACGAGGACATAGCGGCTTGTAGACACCTATCTGGGACAGAAAAAGATTTGTTCTTCTTGAAGAACGCCTCGATCTGCATTAGAACTTTCCACGCGTCCTTCCCTGCTAATGCTGGGGAGGAGAGAGTCGTACAGGTTGCCAGGCTGTCTATATTACGGGAACGGAGGAATCCGTGCACCTTGTTATAGATATCGTCTGGCAATGTGCTTTTGTGGTCAGAAATGTAACATCGACATATGTCGTACGTTAACATCTGGGGTTTCATTTGAAATCCTCCTTTTCGAATCGGTTAACCTACAATGCGTAGAGCTAACCCCGAGAACCGTCTCGTAATATAGAGACGGCGGCCTTTCTAGCGCTTCCGTCAGGAAACTTTAAAAACCTGACAGGGGGCGGGGGTATTAACCCCGGACTAGATCAGCCACTCTTGGGTGGTAACGGTATTAGCGAATTCATCACCTGCGACTACGTCGCGAATGATGGCTAACGCCGCTGTCACGTCTGACGCAATCCCATCGCTGGGACGGCGTACAGTTATCGAAAAGCTAACCCTCGACTGGAGAAGACTCCCTGCGGAGTCTTCAGTACTTGAGAGAACCGTTACGGTGTCTTCCAAGATACTTGAATTTCCAGTCGGCACACGTCGCTTCTGGAGCACCAAACGCGGTTCAACCGCGGTGTGACCAGTGTACGTATACGTACGGGAGTTTCCGTTATCGGCAAACTCCGTGAGTGCTGTCGTCATGGCAGCCATTTTACTACCTCCGTATAGCCTGAAGAAAGAGGGCGACAAGGTCCATGACCTTGAACGCATCTAACCGCAGGTTTATGGTTGGAAAATAAGACACGGACATTGGAACGCGCTGAACATACTGGCCTACGCACTTTGAGCGGAAATCAAGAGACGTACTTTGAACCCAATTCGGAGTCCATGCTGTAGTAGCATGGGTTACCTCACGGGTAAGTTCGATCTTGGTTCCGCCCGCCGCGGCGTAGTCAGTAGCAAGCGCCAAGAAGGACATAGATTCGAGAAAACGCCCGATGTCGATCACCCAATCGATCACAAAACTGAAGGGAATGAGTTCCCATGCAGTAGTGAGAGGATTGAAAGCGAACTCCGGCGGGTTTATATCGGCTATTACGCTTCCGCGTACCGACACCTTACACTCCTCACGGAGATAGTAAGTGGTCGGCCCCCAGCCATGTGAAGAATCTACAAAAGTGTAGTTCTTGACATGAGACTGAGAATAACCGCTTCTTTCTTTGAATCTAGTACGGTGGCCGTCTACATTCTGAAGAGCCTTTTGTATGTCAATCATGTCATACATCAGGATTCTCCAGCCGTAGCGCCCCTCGAGCCAGGCATTGGGCAATTCACGCACACCGTGCGTTAGTACCCACTTCCTGAACGCGGGATCGCTAAGGAGTCGCAACAGATTCTTCAGAAGTTTTCTGAACATCCTAACGACCTTGTGTAGTTCTGCCAGGAACGTTAAACTATCCCAGCCGCTAGTATAAATCTTAGCGGCAGCAGCATCCACCATCGATTGTTCATAGACTTCAAGTCCATGATCTTTCGGCGATGTCATGAGGCTCAACATATGGAATGACCATTCAGAAATGAATGAGGCAATCCCAGCGGTACTCCAGAAATGGGCGGTGGAAAAACCATCGCTCCAGATCAGGTAGTAGTCGCCAGAGGAAACAGAGCCCACTATCGTGGCCTGTTCCCAGAATGTTGAAGGTATAATTTTTCCTTCCTTCCGGAGACGGTGAAAACCCGGAGTGTTACGACCTGATGCCATAGAATATGACATTTCAGTCGGACCACTCAAGGTACCAGAGTACACGCTCGCCCCTGGGTATGGTTGGATTTTCCAAACATCCCAGTTGGTTGAAACGGGACTCTGGCTTCCACTTTCTACGAAACCTACCATCTTGTAAACTCCTAAGCTCGATTGCTTCCATAACAATCGAAGTGTCGAGGCCCATAATGGAAACGCGTCGAGAGACGCGCTTGCC